CCTCCTCTACTAAACATAAACATTCCATTAAGATCACCATAAAGATCGTTCCATGCGGTGGTATTAGTACCAGGTGGAACTACATCGGTGCTAAATGGTCTCAAAACAATTGTTGAACCTGAGGGTTTAGCATCAATATTGAATCCTAAGGGATGATATTTCTTTAATAAAGTTCGTAGATTAATAATCTTCTCACCAATCGCAGCTGAGGCTGTACTAACTTGAAACTTAGTATCAGACATATTACCTACATTACCAGAAAAAATTTCACAAGTGTGAGATTCTGATAATGGCGATTGAAGAGTAACTGAAGAAGGATAAACAAATGGGGTTGTTAGTGGCACAGCAAATTCTAAGTCCGGAGCACCAGATATCTCTACTATAAAATGAATAGCAGAGGGAACGGTGCTAGGGGCAACCAATTTGTCGATAATACCCATCTTCAACCTTCCTGTTGAATAATTGTAATCCATATAAGGCGTCTCATGAATATAAGGAACAGTGATAGTAAATTCACTGTGCTCTCTTAAATCGATAATGGTCCTATTAGTATAACTGCTATTAACAGTATTGTTTGCGGCAACGGAATTATTTTTATCAGGCATAAACCATACGGCTATTCTACCTGAATGAAATTCTGTTTTTACAATTTTAAACTTGTAAGTAATGCCACCTCTCCAATAAGTAAATTTACGAGATAAATACCCCATTGGACCAGTATCCAATCTATTATGAACCCCATCAACTGATAAATTTCCAATAACCGGAGTTACTTTGATGTCAGCGATGATGTCATTTACTAGATCAGATGTATCCATAGTGAATTTATTGTAATATGTTGGAATACTAACAAAATTTGAGATATCTAACTCATCCTTATCAGTTCCAAAGGCACCAGGTAATACATCCACTTGATTATCACTTTGTAATGACATTGGTGGTGTATAATCTGCCTTATTAACATTAGTAGCTCCATATAATCGGGATCTCATTACTTGCACACTTGGTGCCAAATTGGCCGGAGAAGACCATCCGAATACGGAAGCTGAATTCCCAATAATATCTGAAGCCCAAGCTAATTTGGAAGAATAATCACCCAATACTGGAACTGGGTTGAAATATTTTGCTGCCCTAGATATTTGAAAAGCTACAGAGGATATTGGACCAACTCCAGATTTCTCTGCTTCAAGCTCACTCGCATTTTGATTCTTTTTTTTTATTGAGGATCTAAAGCGAGGTGCTTGGAGTTCAAATGGAACGACTCTACCAATGAGTTCAACTTCCTCAAAATGTGCCCATAAAGTATATGAACACGACGTTGATCCTGATACACTTTCCATAACAGAATATGGAAATAGTCTCAGCATTCCAACTGCTTCATTATATATGCTATTAAGCATATAGAAATCAGCCGCCATACTGAATGGAATTTCTAAAACCGCGGTCGTATCACAATTTAAATCAATATCAACGCCCGGTAAATTAGATCTTTGAACCAATGTGGCTGAGTGTTGATTGACCCAAAGATCAATATCATTTGTTTGCGCAGTGCCACCTAATGGAACATAACACAAACGGTATCGTCCCTGTTGAAAGCGCTCAGCGTTTACATTTAAGGTAAAAACCATTTTAAATCTCATACCATAGTAACCCTTAATCTTGTCCCTAAATATATTGCTTGACAATATGTCGACAGGACATCGTATAGGAGAAAATGATGTTGAGGTGTCAGTGATAGACAAATTACCATTTTGAATAACTCTGGGAATTCCTAAAAATGTTTTAATATCTTGAGGTGTATCTCCAGATGTTCCACTATAATAATCCCTGGCTATAGCTGAAGGCATTGCTGTTTGAGAAACATTAACACCAGAATCTTCGACGAAAGTGGTGATACTATCACGCACTCGAGTGCCAGCAACCTCCGAAGAGTTTGTTGGCGTATTTTCCACGCTTTGAGAGGTGGAAATCTCTACTTGTTTTGCAGCAAGTCATTATTTAAACAAATGAGCTGACTCAGGCCCAAGTGTCGAGAAGGGTTTCCTGGATTTTGTGAGGACTGCTCACGGTCCATCCTGGAAGTAGGAGTAAATACCCCAGACCTTTAAGAATGCACGGGAAATAAAACTTTGTTTAACCTTCTTTTGTATAATTTTATTAACATCGCAACATTCAGTATCTCGTGCAATACACGAGCACATCTGCTAAAGGCTAGCAGTACCCTGTCTTTAGGCAAGACAGACGCCGGTTGAATTTACTTTAAAAA